CAACTGGAAAACTTATACTTTGCACTTACTGGTGAGGAGTTAACATATAATTGTTAATAACTTTATTTTTCTAATATGCAAAATAACCTTATCTTTGATGAAAATATAAAGCAAATGAAAGAACTAATCAGTACGTCTGAGAAAATCAGGCAAGCAAATGAGGAGCAGGTCACACTGTCCTTCCACCAGAAGCTCCACAGAGCTAAGTTAGCAATTGGCAAGGTGACCAAGAATGCTAACAACCCACACTTCAAGAAGTCATATGCTGACTTGAATGCTATCATTGAGGCAGTTGAGCCTATCTTATTAGAGAATGGTCTGCTATTATTACAGCCTATCCATGGCAATAGTGTATGCACTCAGATAATAGATGTTGACTCAGGCACAATGATAGAGTCTTGCATGGACTTACCTACTGGACTTGACCCTCAGAAGATGGGTAGTGCTATTACTTACTACAGACGTTACACATTGCAGTCTATCTTATCACTACAGGCTGTGGATGATGATGGTCACTCAGCATCTCAACCAGTGAAGGAAGAACCTAAGGCTAAGGTTAAGCTAAGGAGTCACTTGATACAGAACGCTTCAACAATGCAATGGCTAAGATTAAAGCAGGTGAGTACACTGTTGAGCAACTCAAAGCAAAGTTTAGTTTAACTAAAGAACAGGAGGCAGCACTATGAAATGGAGACCATCACAGTTAGGGAAGCTAATGACAAACCCTCGGAGCAAGTCAGAGATGCTATCTGAGACCGCCAAATCAGAAATAAGGAGAATTGCTAAGCAGGACTTCTTTGGCTTCAACACAGAGCTTAGAACGAAGCCAATGATTAAAGGCACAGAGTGGGAGCAGGAAGGTATTGACCTACTCAACACAGTTAGGTTCACCAACTACACTAAGAATGAAGAGCGAGTTACTAATGAACAAATGAGTGGATGCTGTGATATCATAACAGATGACCTCATCATTGATATCAAGAGCTCTTGGTCTTTAGAAACCTTCCCCGCAACACCATCAGAGGCTGAGTCAAGTGACTATGAGTGGCAGGGTAGAGCTTACATGTGGTTGTATGATAGACCATCATTTGAACTAATCTACACAATGTACACAACACCAGATGAGTTACTCACTGAGTGGGATAATATGACCATCCACAGAGTTGACCACATCCCAAGTCATCACAGGATAACTGTAGTGAGATATGAGAGAGAGGTTTTGTATGAGGAGCAGATAATGGAGAGGCTCAGATATTGCTCTGAGTACTATGCACAGTATGTAAATGAATTAAATAATAAATAAGATGACAGAACAAGAGTTTTTCGCAAAAGCAATGATAGCAGCCATGCAAGGCTTATTATCATCAGTAGGTAATGGCTTCCAAGAGGAGTACGTTAACCCACATGGAACAGTAGCCGCAATGGCAAAAGAGTATGCAGAGGAACTTACCACAAGGTATGTAATAGCCTCTGCAATTTTAAACAAAAAAAATCAAGACTAATGGCAGATTCAACAATCAAAGGAGTTATCAAACTCATCAAACCAATCAATGTGATTAGTGACAAGTTCTCAGTGAGAGAGTTTGTGATCACTACACAGGACAAGTACCCTCAACACATTATCTTCCAGACAGTCAATGACAAGATGGATATCATAGCACCCTATGGTGAAGGTGAAGAGATAGAAGTATCTTACAATGTGAGAGGGAGAGAGTACAATGGTAAATACTACAACACACTGGATGCATGGAAGGTGCAAGCAACTGGACCAAAAGAACAATCAGCTCACATTGCTCCAAGTGTACTTGATAGCATACTAAACAATGAACAAGATGACCTCCCGTTCTAAGACCATCTATCTCAAAGACAATCAGACCCTCACTGACTGGGTGAGGGCTGAACTTAATGACAAGCTATCCAACAGGAACAGAGCAGTGCACATGGCAACTGACATGGGAGTGACTAACATCACCCTGCACAGGTTCATTCATGGTAAGTCAGTAAAGAGTGAGTTCTATGATAAGGCTTTCAACTACTTGCTGAAATGAACTACTTAGTACAGATAATGATTGACATTGAAGGGCAGTACTACACCCCTCAAGAGGTGCTTGATAAGATAAACAACTGAGGCTCGGCAGCCAACAGGGGGAGTGTAACAGCTCCCCTTTGTTATGTTCAAAAACTTGATTATATTTACACCATGATAATACAATACTTAGCACCCCTTGTAGTCTCTTGGTGGTTCACCCACTTTGAACCTATACAACACTACCTTGACACCCGACTCATACTACCAGACTGGCTACACACAGCACTCGGTTGTTGGAAGTGCCTCTCATTCTGGTCAACACTCATATACACTCAGTCATTCACAGTGGCATGTGCCACATCACTCACAGCAGTATGCTTGAACAAGCTGATCTACAACTCATAGAGACCATACTCAACCTTCCAGAGGAGGAGACCATGAAGAAGAGCTCACTGGTGCAACTTAGAGCAGTTAAGCAGAAGGTAAGTGGCATACGTGACAAGGAGTGCTTCTGCTCTGGAGTACGTAGGAAGGTATGGTACAAAGACTTCCTTATCTGGTATGAAGCTAATACTTGACCAATATATCAACCATCACTATGATGAGGTGCTCAAATACACTAAGCACTTCCTTAAGGTGCTCAACATACCCAACTCAATAGATGCAGATGCAGTGATCAACAACTCCTACCTTCATTGCATCAAGGTCCACATACCAGACATGACTCAAGACAAGGCGAAGAGCTACCTGCTGAACACCATTAAGTTTGAGTTAATCTGGACTCAAGGGTCAAGGACCAAGCGAGATGATATCTACAAGTCACAGGAACACCAGGGAGATGACATTGACGATACCACAGACCTTGAACACAAGATAAGACTTGAGAATGAGCATAACTTTAAGAAGGCAATGGTGGAGATATACAGGAACAACTTAGATGATAGGATAAAAAGAATTATCTTTGAGGCATACTATGATAAAGGTCACTCAACACAGACTGCACTGGCTCAGTACTTTGACATCAACAGTACATCAGCCTACTTTCTGATTAGAGAAATTAAACAAAACATAAAACAAATACAATATAGGTATGAAGAGTGTTGACATCATAGGCTTAATCACTTACATCTTAGGATGGGGTGTGGTGCTTGCACTACTCAACGAAAATATGTACCTGCTGTTTAAATTCTCAGGTGCTACATTAGGAGCTTATCTAATATTTATTATAATACAACAGAATGAACTACAAAATTAAGGAAGAGTGGAAGAACAAGACTATCAAAGTCTATAGTAAGCACACAGGAACAAGAGCAATGTCTACAGCTAATATTGACATGGCAAAGATAGAGTACTATTTTAGCATCGGTCTGAAACATATCTTTGAAGAGGTGGTAACGGCTACTACTCCAGAGGTTGTTGTCATAGAGTACAAGGCAGTTGAGGGACCAATACCTGAGTCAACGGCTAAGCCTAAGAAGAAACGCAAACCTAAGACTGATGCCAAAGCATAAATACATAGAAACTCCAGAGGCAATGTGGGCTTTATTTGAAGCCTATAGGGATTGGTGCAAGTCAAACCCAAGGTATCAATACTCACTTTCTAATAAGACTGGTGAGGCTACTCCAGTGCCATTAGAGAGACCATTGACTCAAGTAGGATTCAGATGCTTTGCTGCTGAGAAGGGCAGTGCAGTGCAGGATTACTTCGCTAATACTGATGGGAGATATTCAGCATATACGACAATCTGTACATGCATAGAGGAAGCAATCAGGCAAGACCAGATTGAGGGTGGCATGGCAGGGCAGTATAATGCCTCCATCACCCAGAGACTAAACAACCTAACTGAGAGAGTAGATACTACAACTCAAGGTCAGGCAATAAATGATATTAAGGTTACTATTATTAAATAGTGTATCTTTGACATAATTACTACTATACTACTAATAAGTGGTATGGTTCAACTATTGCACACTAATTTATACCTATGGCAAAGACTAAAATAAAAGAGACAAATGATTTTTTGGATGGTGTTAAAATTGCTTTCCTGCACTGTGACTCAGATGGTAAACTTACTGAATTAGATAGTTTAGAAAATATAAACTGGATAGAATATGGAGATACGGAGCACAGTGATATTCGAGAGGAACTATGAAGCCTTAACAGGTGAGGCAAGGTTCATCATCAATGAAGGTGGCTCAAGGTCATCCAAGACATACAGCCTATGTCAGCTCATCATAGTCTACTGCCTGCAGAACAGAGGCAAGGTGGTGAGCATCATAAGGAAGACCTTCCCTGCACTCAGAGCTACTGTGATGAGAGACTTCCTTGAGATCATGAAGGACTTGGATATCTATGAGGTGACCAAGCACAATAAGAGTGAGCACATCTACTCCTTTGACAATGGCAGCATAGTGGAGTTCTTCTCAGTGGATGATGAGCAAAAGATTAGAGGAAGGAAGAGAGACCTCGCATGGTGCAATGAAGCCAATGAGCTGTACTATGATGACTTCACTCAGCTCAACATGCGGACAGAGGGCAAGCTAATCTTTGACTACAACCCCAGTGAGAGCAACTCATGGCTGTATGAACTACCAGTGGAGGAG